GTACGCACTCTGATCGAGCGGACGCTTCCACCACAACCATCACAGGAAACATCCGATGGCACTGCTACTTCGCAAACGCCTGATCCTGATCGAGACGGAGTCGACTTACGGGACGGATCCGACCCCGGACGGAGCAGACGCCGTACTCGTAAGGGATCTAAGCATCACGCCTCAGAGCAGTGATGTTGTCAGCCGCGATCTGATTCGTCCTTATCTGGGTGCATCTCAACAGCTGCTTGCAAATACTCGCGTTGAATGCACCTTCAGCGTTGAGCTTGTTGGGTCTGGCGCTGCAGGAACTGCTCCTCAGTACGGCAAGGCATTGAAGGCTTGTGGTCTTGCCGAGACCATTGTTGCCAACACCAGCGTCACTTATGACCCTGTCAGCTCCAGCTTCTCTTCGGTCACCATCCACTACAACATTGATGGCGTCCGTCACAAGATGACTGGTTGCCGTGGCAGCGTTTCTTTGACTGCAAACGTTGGTGAGATTCCGACCTTGGACTTCACCTTCACTGGCATCTACAACGCGCCAGATGACACGGCACTGCCGACGCCGACTTATGCCAACCAGGATGATCCTCTGATCTTCAAGAACGGCAACACCAGCAGCTTCGAGTTGCTGTCTTATGCAGGCGCTCTGCAGAGCTTCTCGTTTGACCTAGGCAACACCACGACCTATCGCGAACTGGTCGGCGGCTCCAAGGAAGTCCTGATCACTGATCGCGCAGCTTCTGGCTCTGTTTCTATCGAAGCAGTGCTTGTGGCAACGAAGGATTACTTCGCTGCTGCTGTTGATGATGACGCTGCCTTGGGCAACCTGCAGTTCACGCACGGCAACGTGGCCGGCAACATTGTTCAATTCACCTCCAGCAAAGTGGATATTGGCGATGTGGCTTACGGTGATTCTGACGGCATTGCGATGCTTGAGATCCCCTACACCTGCGTGCCGGATGCAGCAGCTAACGCTGAATTCGATCTGATCTACACCTGATACGGGGTGAAGATCAACACTGAGGGGAGCCTTTGCGGGCTCCCTTTTTTTGTGTATGCTGAGCCGGCTTATGCACTTACCTAATGGCTTTTGTTCGTAAGAAGGTCAAAACCTTCAAGTGGCCTGTTGAAGTAAAAGAGCCGAGCGAGACTAAGCCTGGAAAATTTGACAGTCATGAGTTCACTGCGATTTTTAATCGCGTTGCTCGTTCTGTGATTACCAGCATGGCTGACGAAGACGAGAACGCATTGCTGGAATTGATTCTTGCTGGTTGGGAAGGTATCGAGGAAGAAGATGGCACTCCGATCGTGTTTGACAAGAAAACACTGAAGGAGTTTGCAGATGATCCGTATTGGATCAAGGCTGTGATCAGCGCCTACACCGCCACCTATAACGAGGCTGAGGCGGGAAACTGAGAGAGGCCGCCATCTATTGGGCTAGTGGCGGCAAGCAAGTAGAAGACAAATCGCATGATGATGCTGCAGCCTTCGGGTTGCAGCTGCCCAAGAAGAAGGAGGAAAAGCCAGAGCACTTCGAGGTATGGGAAGAAAACTGGGAAGCAGTCACCATGTTTCTGCGGATGCAGACGCAGTGGACGACATCTATGGCTGGTTATGTTGGCTTGAAATACGAGGTGCTGCTGGGTTCCGGCGGCTTATTTGACCTATACAATGTGAAAGATCGCCGCGACGTGCTGGAGCGCCTTCAAGTCTTGGAGGCAACGGCCCTATCCGAACTGAGGAAACGCTCTGATGGCAAAGGCAATTGAAACGCTTTCCATCCAGCTCAAGTTCAAGGATGCCGGCAGTCAAGCTGTAATTGAAAAGCTAAAAGGTAGCCTTAAAAAACTCGAGCTAGGGGCTTCTGGCGCAAAACCTAAGATTGCATCACTGCGGAAAGAAATACTTGCGCAAGGTAATGCAAGCGTAAGAAGCGTTTCGAATATCAATGCTCAAAGGACTGCTCTTTCAGCATTGCGTGATGAGGCAAAGATTGGGGGCCGAGCTTTTAAGCAGCTGACACAAGATATTGCAAAACTTGATGCCCAGATGGGCAAGAGTGCCAAGACAACTCAAGGCCGTCCAGGCGGTGCTCGACAAGCAACTCAAATCGCCGGCGCTGTTATTTCAGGCGGCATTTTTGGCGGACCTGAAGGTGCGCTAGGTGCAGCCGGTGGTGCCGCACTAGGCGGAGTAGAGGGTGCATTCGCTGGCGCAGCAATTGGTGCGCAAGTAGGCGCATTCAGGGAGGCTTTGGCAGCCTCGGCGGAGTACGCAGCAGAGATCGGCAAGCTGCAAATTGCTTTAAAAGGTGTAACAGATGTCCAAGGCAATGCAGCAGCAAGTCAAGCAAATTACAGCGAAGCCTTAGAAGCTGCTGCTGAATCAACTAGGGATTACAACGTTCCGCAAGGGGCAGCGATTCGCGGAATCACTCGTCTTACAGCAGCTGTTACTGGTGCTGGCGGTCCTGTCGCTGATGCGGCAACTACGTTCCAAAACGTCACTGCTGCGATTAAAGCCACAGGTGGTTCAACAGAAGACGTGCGAGGCGCCATCACTGCAATGGTGCAGGTCTTCTCCAAAGGCAAGGTGAGTGCTGAAGAACTTTCCGGTCAGTTGGGTGAGCGCTTGCCTGGCGCCGTGACGTTGTTCGCTAAGGCGAACAAGATGACGCTGCCTGAACTTCAGAAAAACTTGAAAGCAGGCACCGTTGGCCTAAATGAGTTGATGAATTTCATCAGACAGCTAGGCGTTGAGTTTGACGGTACAGCCAAACAGATAGCGGCTTCTAATGAAGAAGCTGGCGCTCGTTTGATCGTTGCGTTTGACAATATGAAGCTGAGCGTGGGTGATGCGCTTAAGGATACTGGCGCTGAATTCCAAAATATATTTGGTGAATTTATTGAAGAAATTACCCCTAAGGTGACTGAGGCGGCTGAAAAGTTGGCCAAGGCTCTTGTGCCTGTCGCTAAAAATCTTGATGTTATTTTTGCAACTCTTGCTGGGATGGCCGCAGGTGCGGTGCTTGTTGTAATTGCAAAAGGAATAGCAGCAATTGTCAAAGCAGTTGTAGGAGCAAAAACAGCGATTGCTGGCTTGACTGCAGTGATGTCCTTGAATCCAATCTTCGCTGGTGCATTAGTTGCTGGAGGCATTGTTGCTGGCATCGTTGCTATAAACAAAGCAATCAATGGTCAAGCCGACGCCTTAGAAAGAGTCAAGAGAGCTGGAGCTGCAGAAGGTGCTACAGGCGCAGAAAAAGCTGAAGCAATCTCAACTGTCAAAGCACAAATTAGCGAGCAAAAAAGAATTATTGCTGATAATCAAGAAGGCGGAGGCGCAAGAGCTAGCGCAGCAAAGACTAGGAGAAGGCAGGCTGCAGAAAGAGAACTTGCAAGGCTGCAAGGTCAGCTTGCAGACATCACTCGTGCTCCGAAGAAAGACAAAGAAGGCAATATTTTCAAATACAAGCCTGTTGTTGATGAGGACGAAGATACCGGCTCAGGCACCAAGAGCACTCTGGCTCGGCGCATTGAGCAGGCCCAGGCGCTTGAAAGCCGGATGCAGCGGCAGCTTTTACTTTCTCAGCAGCAAACTCAAATTGGACGACTTCTTGCTCAGCAAGCAAATAAACGGTCTCAATTGGAAGAGAAAATTGCAAAATTGAAAAAAGATGGCACAAGCGAAGAGCTTGATAGGGCGGCAAAGTCAGCAACAGAAACCCTGCAAAAATCTCAGCAGTTAGAGCTGCAAACGCGAATCAACAAGCTTTACGATCAGGCGGTTCAGCCCCTTAATAACGCTATTGCCGCAATCAAAGAAAAGGCTGCAGCGGATAAGCGCTACAAAGAGCTGTTGGCTAACGGTATTAAGCCAGAACGAGCAAAAGATATTATCAATCTTGAAAAATTGAAGAAAAAAGCTATTGAAAGGCTCAATGTAGAAATCGATGTCCTTAAGGCGATTGTTGCGCAAGGAGGCGCGACGCAAGCTCAAATTGACGCCCTAGACGAGCTAATCAAAAAGCGCAAAGAAGCTGAGGGGATTGATCCTGAAGAGTCAACTGAAGGCGGCAGTTACAACGACGAAAAAAGCGAATTTGAAGACTTCAAGGAGTCATTTACTGCGGGCCTTGAAGACATGATGAATGTCGGGCCAAAGCTTGCCGGTGTTGCGTTAAATGCAATCGGCAGCATGACTGATGGTCTCATTGAAATGATCACTACTGGCAAGGCTAATTTCAAAGAAATGGCCGCTTCAATTTTGAAGGATATTGCCAAGATCATGGTGCAGGCCGCGATTGCTGGTGCGGTCAAGAAAATGTTTGGCTTGGCAGATGGTGGTGTGATCCAAAGCGGTCGCATTCAGCCATACGCAAAAGGCGGAGTGGTTTCTGCACCCACATTTTTCCCAATGGCGGGTGGTGACGTTGGCTTGATGGGTGAGGCCGGCCCTGAGGCGATTATGCCGTTGAAGCGTGGAGCTAATGGCAAGCTTGGTGTCGAGGTAGCAGGTCGAAGTAATGCAGTTGATGCAATGAATCGTTATTCACGTCGCAACACAAGTGCAGCAAGTGGGGGCATGTCTTCTGAGGATGAAGCGATTGCGGCAGTGCAAGGATCAGCAGCACCAATTGACGTTCGTTACACCGTGGAACGTATTAACAGCGTTGACTATGTGACTGCTGATCAGTTTCAGCGTGGAATGCGACAGGCTGCAGCTCAAGGTGCAGACCAAGGAGAGAAGCGTGCCTTGTTTACCCTTAGGCAAAGCACCGGACAACGTAAGAGGATTGGTCTCTGATGTCATCAGCACTCGCTTTCGCTCACTACTTGATTCTTGAAACCAATGACGCGACACAGTCTTTTCATTTTCAAAACTACTGGGTCTCAGAGGACGCTTCTTACAGCGGCGTGGCTTACGGTTTTCTGCCTTTTGCTTTTTCAGGCATGACCGTAACTAAGTCTGGAGACAATCAACCTGCAACTCTCGCTTTCCCAAATAACGAGCTGACAAGACCTTGGGCAACTGATGCAGTCGAAAACGAGTTTATTGCCAAAGTGAGAACAATGATTATTGATGCTGACGACAAAAGCAACCCCACCTCTCTGAATGAATATGTGGCACAGGTTGTTAGCGGTAAATGGGACAGCACTTCTTTGACGTTGGAGCTTGCGTCAGTTTTTGATGCGGTTGGCGGAGACGTGCCACGAAAGCGTTTAACGAAAGATCTTGTGGGCCATTTGCCATTGACTAGTAACGTCAGGGTTGCGTGATTGACTTAATCGGTAAGCCCTATGTTTTAGGTGCTGACGGCACCGGCCCAGACGGAGCAATCGACTGCATTCACTTGGTTTATGTGGTGTTGGATCGGATGGGGATTCCAACGCCTAAGTTTCAGGATGACTGGTATAACCAGAGCGTTAGTCAGTATGGGCGAGACTTGTTGAAATGGGGAACTCGAGTTGACGAACCACAGTACGATGGGGACGTGTTACTGCTAAACCAGGGTGATCCTGTTTTTGCAGTCGTTTGGAGCAAAGGATGTCTCTACATCAACAGGCATTTGAAGGCGGTGGCATGGTGCCCTATCGGCACCCTCTCCAACAGCCATTGCTTCCGTATGAAAAACGGCTGATCCAAGCATTAGGTTGCACCGAGGAAGAATATCGACAATTTGCACAAGAGGTGGAGCGGCGTGTTAGCGAACGTCCTGAAGAGTATGCGCATATTCCCGATGTGCAAAACACAGGCTTTGAACCCTTTCTCATACAGCTTGCGATTGGCCTAGTAGCAGGTGCAGCTGCGTATTTTCTTACGCCAAAACCACCTGAGGCTAAGAGCACACGAGTTCGTCAAAAGAAACTTGGCGGGGTTCAAGGGCGAGACATTTATACCCCAACAGTTGGTTTTGATTCAGCTCAAGATCTAGCTGAATACGGGCAAATCGTTCCAATCGCATTCACTCGCAAAGAAACGCTGCCAAATGGCAGCACATCAGGGGGTTTGCTGGTTTCGCCTCAGCTGGTGTGGTCGCGAATGAAGAGTCGTTATTCTTTTCAGATCGCTGAAATGGTGATGATCGTTGGGCAAGGCCCAATGGATCTTCCCGATCTTGCGGGAATTTTTCTAGGCAATAATGCGCTTGATGCTGTTTACGAAGACTATTTTGATTTTTTCTATACGAATGGATCAGTAGACAAAAGCCGACTAAAGAATTTTCACCGTCGCTATGGCAATTTTATTGAGCCTAGCGGCGACGAGGCGTTTACTGCCCCAAGTAGTGGCGCTTTGGACTCAGTTGCATTTTGTGGAGCGTTTACGCCTTCATCTCAAACAAAATTTGGTGTTTATTCAGGAATCCCAAACGGCACTCCGTATAGGCCTGACTGGAGGATTGTCTCTATTCCGCAAGGGCCTTTAAAAGCCACAGCAGAGCGGCAAAAGAAAAACGAGCAGAAAAAATATGTTGATCAGTATTTGATGGACAAACATAAATTTGGCGGCAACGCTCCACAGGACGACAAGGAAAAGGATAAACAGGGTTCAGAGAACGCTGGAATGCCAGGCACCGGCACTAACTATGTGCGTCGTGTAGGCGTTTTCAGGCACATACGAGCAGCTGATGGCCTTGTGACTCAGGCTGACTACCAAGTCAGAGAAACAAGCAAGCATGGGCATGAAAGCTGGAAAAACGTAAAAACAGAGGTTGAGTGCGTCGTTGGGGATAAGATTGAAATTTTAATTGGCAAAGGCACGCAGGCTATTGAGCCTTTTGGCCCATCTCCAGGTTTTGATCCTGTTGATCTATCTGACATCCGTGCATCAATTCAGTCAGAGTGCGCTCGTTATGACCAGATGTTCCCTCTTGGGGCAACGTTCATGATTGGCCGAATGACTTTTAAAGTTATAGGACGAGCAATAGATGGTCGTTTTGATCCTGATGTAGACGCAGACGACGGCCAAACAATAACTCTTGAGTGTATTGAAAGGTGGAGTTCTAAGCAAAATAGGCTTGGAATTGTTGCTAAAGCTGCTTTAACTAAGAGGAGTCATTTGCCCTACACCGAGGGTGATGATGCCATAACTGAAGCGTTTTATCCGATCCTTCGTTATGAGCTTGGCACTGTCAGAAATACGAGAGCTTGTGACGTTACTGAGATAGGAATTAAGTCTCAAGTCTGGGCAAAATTTAACGGCATTACGCACTTTGGGCCTCTCCCAACTCCTCGTAAGGTAGCTGCGGGCAATAAAGAGGACATTTCTTATACGGAAGGCAAGATATCTGCTTACGCTCATCGCGTGTCTTTCTTTGGAATTGACGTTCGTCCAAGTAATTACGATGCGACCATAAATGGTGGCAGAAATAATGGCTGGGAAAATATGGCTGGTGGATACTTGTTTGCCGTTGTCGGTGACGCTCCAGTTGATATCTACAACTCAATTCAAATCAAGCATCAAAGAAGAGATCAGTACGAATACAGGTTTAGACCGTTTGAAAGCTCGAGTATCACCAAAGGTGGCACAGGCGGTGGAACGCAGCCTGTTTTGTCTTTGGACCAAAGAGCTGAATTGCAGACTTATCAAGTAACCACGCCTCACTACGGCACTTTCACTATTACAACCAAAGGTACGCTCATCGAGCCGCAGCGATTTTATGTTCACAAAGAAATGGCAGCAAGGCACGATCAAGACTCTGAGGAGCAGAGCATTGTTGTCAGCTACCAAACACCTGAAAAAGATACAGACAACTACATTTTAACGCTTGAGCATATTAAAGCGCTTGAAACAAAAGCCAACTACGAGGCAGGCGAGGAAATTCGTTTCAATACTTTTAGCAATATATTTTCCAACCTTATGGGTTTAGACCCATGGAAAAACGACTTACCCCTTGGCACAAAAGCCGTAAAAGAAAATTTCCAATACAGCAGGGAAGGAAATCGAAAGGTGTTCATGAATGTTCACCTTGTAGCTGTTTATCGAGACATGGGACTAGCTCACGGCAGAGATAAATGGTGGGCGCTTGATTATTACGAACTTGTCAGGGTTGAAGGCAATTTCAAAGATGGCGAGACCTTTGTAAAAACTGCTAGAAATGGCAATGATGTCCAATTTGGCTGGACATTTAGATTAACTCATCCATACAAACTTGGAGAGGCTCAGTCTGAAACTAACCGCCTCTTCCAGCGCTTTAGTGGCGTTGCTGAGGTCTCTCATTATGGAGATTTGATTAGCAGAAGCTGTGACAGTGGCCCTGAGCATGAAGTTATTTACGTCAACGAATCTCTTGCTGAAGATAAAGCTCCTGTTTACGCCGGTTGCGCTGTTGCTGGCCTCAAACTGAAGTCAAGTGACAACTTTAATCAGCTTGATCAAGTCCGCTTGTACATGGATCAAGGGTTGAAAGTCGAGCGTTTAATTGACAACGATACGGCGGCAAGCAACTTGCTAACTGACTTGCTTTGGTACTTGGTGACGAACAAGGACACTGGAGCGGGCGAGCTGCTGAACAGTTCCTTGGTTGATAAGGCTGCACTGACAACGACCGGGCGCTACTTGCGTGCCAACAGGCTTTACTGGGACGATGTAATTGCTGAGCCTATCAATCTGCGTTCGTGGTTGGTAGATCAAGCCGCAGGCGTGTTGTGCTTCGTTGGCCTTAAGAACGGCAAGCTTAATTTAGAACCGGCTCTTCCTTATGACTCTAATTACGAGATCAACGCTAACGAGCCAGTGCCAATTTCGGCAATGTTTACGGGCGGCAATATCATTGAAGACAGTCTCGAAATAAACTGGCTTGAGCTTGAAGAGCGCAAGATGTTTAAGTCAACTATTATTTACAGAGAGTCGCAGCTCAATGAGTTTCCCGAAGAAAAAACATTGATTGCCCATTACAACGGCGACCAAGATCTCCCTACTGAGCAGTTTGATGCGCCCTTTATTACAAGCGATGAGCACGCGCAGAAAGTTGCTCGTTACTTCTTGGCGCTGCGCAAATACCTTACGCATACGATCACATTTAGGACACTGCCCTGGGGTTTAAACCTTGAAGCAGGGAAGTTTATTCGTGTTGCTACAGAGCTAAGTCCATACCGCCCAGACAACAACGGCATCGTTACTGCTGATGGAACAGTGGTTTCCGTTTCAGAGCTTGCTGATGGCAGCCACGATGTTTACTTCTGGCAACGTCGCACAGGAGAGGCGCAGGACACGGTCCAAGAAGGCTCGCTGCAAATCAGTGGCGGCAAGGCGCAAAACCTGTTCGATTCAGTGTTTAGCGTCAAGGGGGGCAGTCATGCAGACGAGCAGATCTACCAAATTGAAGCCCTGGACATTGATCAAGATGGCATCGTCACGATCAAGGCAGGCAACTATGCAGTTGACTCTGAGGGTCGGAGCAAGATCGCAATCGACGTGATTGACACTGCTAACGCGATTACACTGGTGGGACCGTCCATTGAAGACTGATGGCCTTCCCTTCCCATAAGCCTACTGGTCGGTCTTTTGACGCTGGTGACTACTCCTACAAAACGTTCAAATCTCAGTCGGGCAAAGAGGTCCGAATCTTGTACGGTGACAAACGCACCGGCATGAAATTACAGCTGCAGTATCAAAATATCGGCGACAATCAAGCGGATGACTTTATCGGACATTATGACCAAGTCAAAGGCGGCTTCGAGACGTTCACGCTTCCCGATGAATTTAGGGCAGGCTTTGAAGGTGTCGCGGAACGGATTGACGTAGCAACTGGCAACAAATGGCGGTATGAGTCTGCTCCGCAGCTAACACAGGTGCGTCCTGGGGTTAGCACTGTTACAGTCAATTTAATTGGTGTGCTCTGATGGCAAAGGTTTACACCGGCAGAGACGGCGTAATGCAGCTTGCTGGCGCGACCCTTGCCAAGGTCGTCAGTTTTTCGCTGCAAGCCAGTCTTGAAACACTCGAGACCACAACCCTAGGCGACAACCTCAGAAGCTACAGCCCAGGGGTGACAGGTTATTCAGGCAGTGCGACATTGCTGTACTACAAGGACGACAGCAATAACATCAACACAACAGACCTTCTCAATAAGCTTTACAAGACTGGCACTGATGGTGTTGGCAGCTCTGACACTGTTGAGCTGACGTTCCGCTGGATTGATGGAGCAGACAACAACGACATTAAACTGACTGCTTATATCACAAGTGCCTCGATCGGAGCGGCGACTGGCGATATCGTGCGGGCAGAGATTAGCTTCCAAGGCACAGGCGCTCTGTCTACGGTTACCATCTCATGAGTGTTTACTTAGGCACTTTCGGCGAGGTTGAACTCAAACGTGAGTTTGACGGGACCGATTTGCAGTCAACAATTAATCCGTCAGACGTAAACGCAACCAAGAAACGTTTCAGTTTCGACTTTGATCATGGCCAGCTTTTAACTGGCGATCAGATTGAGATTACAAGTACAGACGGGTCTGCGCTTGACTTTATCGATAGCTACACAAAAACAAGCGTCAAAAAATTCATCTACGTTGACGAATTAGACGGTATTTTCCTTTACGACAGCTTTGCACATGCAGTTGCTGGTGGCACAACAAACGCCACTGCCTTGGCAACGCCTGCAAACGATATTCCAATCAAAGTTGTCGTTGAAAACAGTGACTACCGAGTTCTTGGCCGTGTTCAAAGCTATGAGCTAAACACTCAACGCGAGACTGTTGACGTTACGACATTGTCCGATGAGTTCAGGAATCGCATTGGCACGTTGATGTCTGGATCTGGCCGAATGGCCTGCGAATGGGAGTACACCGGAGATACAACAAAAGAGCTTCCTAATTACCTTTTGGAACTGATTTTGCGCACAAAGGTTGGCAGTAGTTTTAAGGGGCGTTTTTACATCAAAACTTCTGGCTACAACCCTGCCAATCACTCAGATGCAAACAACGACGCAGTTTGGTATGAGGTTAGTGGCGTCTTGACCGCCTGTGCGGTGCAGTTCACGCCAAATCAAATGGTGCAAATCACTGCAGACTTCATCACCACAAGCAAAATTGAAATTCGTATGGATCTTGAGGTGCAGGGCAAGCTGCTTCAAGAGAATACGGACGAGATTCTGCTTGAGCAGGGCGCAACAGACGCAATCCTGCTGGATCCATAGTTGTGACGGCTCTATGATGAGCCCATCGTGGTTCATGCGTAGGGTTTCATGGCTGACCTTAAGATCAGTGCCCTTAACAGCCTTGCTGGGGCTGATCTGGTCGCAGCAGACGTGGTTGCTGTCGTTGACGACAGTGCGAGTGAAACTAAAAAGCTAACGGTCAGCGATCTAATCGCAAACGGCACAACGCTGATCTCTGACGCAACGATTCCAAGCGCCAAGATTCTGTTTGCCGCTGGAGCGATTGACACTGCAGAGCTGGCAGCGTCTGCGGTCGAAACTGCAAAGATCAACGACTCGGCTGTGACGGCAGCCAAGTTGGCAGATAACTCCAGTGTGACACTTGTGTCAACGCTGCCTGCGTCTGGCGATTTTACTGGTCAGATCGCGCTGGATACTGACGACGACAAGATTTATATCTGGGACGGATCTGCCTGGGATTCAGTCAAAGGTGCTGGTTCGATCAACGTCGTTAACGGCAGCACCAGTGGCATCGTCAACATCACCACGTCTACCAGTGGTGACACGGTCACGATTAGCACGTCTTTAGACGACACCTCTGCGGCAGCTAACTTCCTTGCCGGTCCGACTGGTGCTGGTGGAACGGTTGGTTATCGCGCTATTGCAGGAAGCGATCTGCCTAAGGCCACAACCTCTACGAAAGGCGCTGTTGTCGTCAATGGCAACGGCCTGACGATGAGCAATGACGAAATTCAAATTAACAACAGCGTTACAGCCGAGACAACGAACCATCACGTCGTTCAATACGACGCTAATGGTCTGATTACGGCTGGTCGTGAAATTACTGGGGCTGACATCCCATCGGCAACGTCTTCTGTTAAAGGTTCTGTCTTTCCTGGAACTGGACTTGCTGTAACTGCTGCAGGTGAGCTGAATCACAGCAATAACATCACCGGTGGAACCTTTACGAAGGTCACTGTTGACACTGAGGGTCACGTCACCGCCACAACAGATCTGGTTGCTTCAGACATTCCTGATCTGCCAGCAAGCAAGATTACGACCGGCACTCTGCCGACTGAGCGTCTTGCTAATGACGCGATTACTTCAGACAAGCTTGCCAATGAATCGACCACCAAGTTCATTGGTGCGGGCGCTACTGACAATGTGGTGACATTTCCCGACGGGGACTTCAAGGGTCAGTTCGCGTACGACGAGAAGAACGAAGACCTGTACGTCTATACCGGAAACTCCTTCATCCCTATCACTGTTATCAGCGGCAACCTTGTTAACGCTGGAACGTATAACGCCAGCACTAATTTGATTAGCAGTGTCACAACTGCTGGTTCTGCTGCTGGTTTTACGAGTGGTGGTTCGTTGCCGACACCAGCAACCACCAACCTGAACTATTACGTCGTTGTTGACACAAGCGGTACTGGTTCAGGTGCTGCACCTAGCGTTGCGCTAGCGCCACCCGACATGCTCGTGTCTTTGGGCACAGGAGCAACGTTCCAGTTGGTGGACGTTTCAAACGCTATTGCTGGTCAAACTGCAGCAAACATTTCTGTTGTTCCGGTTGGTTCGATTGCAGCAACTGATGCTCAGGCTGCGCTTCAAGAACTTGACACTGAGAAGCTGCCAAAAGCTGGCGGCACGATGACCGGCAACCTTGAACTGGGTGATGGCATTGTCATTGTCTTTGAAGGTGCGACGGCTAATGATTACGAAACCACGCTGACGGTTACTGATCCCACGGCTGATCGGACAATCACGCTGCCTGATGAGACTGGTACGGTCCTGACAACTGGGGCTAGCGGCGCTGTAACTAGCGCAATGATTGCAGACGGCACAATCGTCAACGCTGACATCAGCGCATCTGCTGGAATTGCTGTCAGCAAGCTGGCGAACGGTACTGCACGTCAACTGCTGCAGACTGATTCGACGGGTGCAGATGTTGAGTTCACTAGCAATATCGACGTTCCTGGAACGCTTGATTGCACAGGCGCTGGCACGTTCGATTCAAGCTTGACCGTTACTGGCGTTATCAACGCAGACGGCAAGGTCAAGTTCCCTGCTGGAACGGCAGCACTGCCAAGTTTTTACAACGGCACAGATACAGATACTGGTCTGTACTTCAGTGCAGCCAATGAAATCTCTGTATCAACTGGCGGCACGCAGCGTGTTGTTGTTGATAGCAGCGGCAATGTTGGCGTTGGTGTCGCAAGTCCAAGTCAGAAGCTGCATATCCAAGGCACTGGCACGACCAGAATGCAAATTACTGGCGGATCTTCTGCCACTGCACGCATCAATTTCGGCGATACAGATGATCCAGATATTGGCATGATTATTTATGACAATGCCAATAACTCACTCCAGTTTGTTACAAACGTCCAAGAAAGGCTCAGGATCGACTCGAGTGGGAACGTGGGCATCGGCACCTCGTCGCCTGATCAAAGATTAGAAGTTTCATCCAGCTCATTAGGCACGGCAGTAAAAATATCAACATCTGCTAATCAATCCGCTGTAGGCGACGTCCATGGTGAAATAGTTTTTGAAGGCAAAAATAGCAGTGGAACGGTATATGAAACTGCAGAAATTAAATCAGTTTGTGAAAGCAGTGCTGGCACTAGAATGGCTGGACTGGCATTTACTACTTCTGGCCCAACCCCAGGAGTTCTTTCGGAAAAGCTGAGAATTGATTCCTCAGGGCGGTTGTTGGTTGGGACGTCTAGCGCGCAAGGCAATAGTCTTTTGCAGGTTGAAGGCGACTCTTCGTCTGGAGCCGCGCAAGGTTCTCTTTCACTACGTCGCGGCTTAAATACTGCTGCCATCGGGGGTAATGTTGGAGCAGATCTCGGACAAATTACATTTGGAGGTAATGACGGAACTGTTGCAGCAACAATTAGATCTCAGTCAGATGCAACATGGAGTTCAACGAGTGATTGCCCAGGAAACATTCAATTTTTAACAACTGCAGATGGTGCGTCTTCTGCGACGGAGCGAGTCAGAATCGACAGCTCTGGACGGTTATTGGTGGGATCTGGCGCGGCTGCAACGCCTCTAGCCGATGATGGTGGTCTTGATATATCAAGTAACAACAGCGCCATAGTAATTGGCGGCAGTGGGTCCGGCGCTAGAGCAAACAATGCCACTAAAGATGGCAAGATAGTGGCTGCTCACTATACAAATACAGAAGAGCCAGTTGTAATTGTTAGAGCTATTTCAACCTCTACTGAAAACACCCTTTACTGGGGCGGCTTTACTGGCACTAGCAACGCTGCTACAAGCCATAGGTTTTACACAGCAGCAAATAACACCACAACCAGTGGCAGCGAGCGGATGCGAATCGACAGCTCGGGGCGGTTAATAATTGGAGCTAGCAGCGCAAGAGTTGTTGGAACAACTAGACAATTCACGATTGAAGGCACAGATTCTCCGACCGCAAGTGCTTCGATATTTAGAAATTCGAATAGTGCTGGTGGAGCAGTTCTTGCGCTTGGAAAATCTAGAGGAACATCTAATGGAAGCAGCACTGTTCTTCAAAGTGGTGATCAAGCAGGTGCGATATTTTTCAATGGAGCTGATGGCACTGATGCAGTTAGTCAAGTTGCATCAATTTCTGCTGAGATAGATGGCACTCCTGGCAGTAATGACATGCCAGGAAGACTAGTTTTCAATGTGACAGCTGATGGCTCAGATACTGTGACGGAGGCGATGCGAATCGACTCGAAGCAGCGCGTCACTGTTAAGGCTGGTGCGATTGCAGAGATTGATGCACTAACCGATGCCGCCACAATCACGCCTGACTTGGCAACCTCTTGCAACTTCAGCGTTACGCTTGCTGGTAACCGCACACTTGCTAATCCCAGCAACATTACTGCTGGTCAATCTGGTTCAATTTTTGTCACTCAAGACGGCACAGGTAGCCGCACCTTGGCGTTTGGCAGTTACTGGGACTTTGCAGGTGGAACGGCACCTACGTTGACGACTACTGCTAGCGCAGTTGACCGCATCGACTACATTGTTCGTAGTAGCACGTCGATCCACGCGGTCGCAACTCTGGCGTACTCATGAGCGTTTTTCATAACAACATTCTTGCTGGTGCGTCAGGCGCTGGCGGTGCTGCGGAATTTACGATTGAACGCAGCTTGCGTTTTAACAAGGCTGATTCTGCATACCTTAGTCGCACTCCATCGTCTGCAGGTAATCGCAGGACGTGGACTTGGAGCGGTTGGGTAAAACTTGGGAGACTTGCAAGCGATTCAAACGTGCATGGACATTTGATGCGCGTCAATGCTGGGCCAGAGACTGCTATCCGGTTCAAGAAAGACGGCCAAAAAGACTGCATTCAATTCTTTACTTTTAGCGGCGGTTTGACTTCTGACATTCAAACCGACGGAGTATTTAGAGACCCTGCGGCTTGGTATCACATTGTCGTTGCATGTGATACGACTCAAAGCACTTCATCGAACAGGGTGAAAATCTATGTAAATGGCGTATTGCAGACGCTGTCTACATCGACATACCCATCGCAAAATTATGACACTAGTTTTAACACGACTAATGCACATGCCATCGGTGCAACTGCTTCAGGATCTGAATTTTTCGATGGCTATCTAGCCGAAGTCAACTTTGTCGATGGCACGGCACTTGCTGCGTCTGATTTTGGCGAATACGACAGCGACAATGTTTGGCAGCCTATAGATTATTCTGGGTCGCGAGGAACAAATGGTTTTCGTTTAGATTTTAGTGACAACAGCAGCACATCTGCTCTTGGCAACGATGCAGCTGGCAGCAATAATTGGACGGCTAATAATTTTTCTGTTACGGCAGGCGTAGGGAATGATAGCCTAATCGACTCGCCGATGAATTACACAGCAGATTCTGGCAATAACGGTGGCAACTACTGTGTAATGAATCCACTGACCAGTAATGGCGCAATTACATTTAGCAATGGCAATCTAGATACTGTCAATCCAGGAGGAACTGGTGATAACCCTCGTGGGACGATAGGTGTTTCATCGGGAAAATGGTATTGGGAGTGTGAAATTACAGCTTTTGCCGGTGGTTTTCACGTTGGTATAGCCACGCCAGAGTCGAAAAATCAAGGTTTTCTTGGCAACAACGCTGGTGAATGGGCGTATGGGGATAGCGGCAAAAAATACATAGAAGGTTCTGCCTCAAACTATGGAGCAAGTTTTGCGTCTGTTGGCGAAGTAGTCAGCGTGGTTTTTGATGCTGACGCTGGGACGCTTACTTTTTGGAACGACGGAGTTTCTCAGGGGCAAGCCGTTAGTGGACTAACAAACGGGCCATACCTCCCTGCTATGTACGCACGAGTTGGCAGCACTGGCGGTTCTTGGAACTTTGGCCAAAGGCCATTTGAATACACGCCACCAAGCGGCTATAAAGCACTCTGCACGCAAAATTTAAGCGACCCAACGATTGCCGATGGTTCGGATTATTTTGACGTAAAAACTTATTCGGGCACCGGTAGCAGTCAGTCAATTAGCGGGCTGAGTTTTAGCCCTGATCTAGTTTGGATCAAAAATAGATCCGTGAATGACACTCACGCAATTCTTGATACCCATAGAGGCACCAATACAGTGCTTTCTTCCAACCTCACCAACGGTGATCGAACTGAGGGGGGAAGTCTTACAGCGTTTAACTCCGATGGATTTACTGTTGGCGGCTACAACGACACCAACAGAAACAATAGTAACTTTGTTGCGTGGACTTGGGACGCAGGGTCATCAGCATCAAGCAACACTGATGGAACCATGACTTCCAGTGTCCGGGCCAATACGTCTGCTGGATTCTCGATGTGTACTTATACCTCGCCAAATAGTTCTAGCAACCAGAGTTTTGGGCATGGATTAAATGCAAAACCAGATTTTGTTATCGTCAAAAACAGGGACTCTTCTTACAACTACGACATTTACCACAGTTCACTGGGATATAATTCATCACTTATTTTTACAACAGCCGTGACAAGAAGCGGTGCGTTTAGTGCTGGGCCTACGTCTACCGTCGTTAATACAAAGCATGACTATACGCATGTAAATACAGATGACTACATAGCGTATTGCTGGACCGCTGTCGAGGGATTTAGCGCGTTTGGTTCATATGAAGGTAACGGAAACGCTGATGGTCCATTTGTTTACACCGGAATACGCCCAGCATTCATTATGGTGAAGAATACAAGCAGTGCAGATGACTGGTGCATTGCTGATACTACTCGTAGTAGTCATAACGTTCAAGACGAAACACTTTTTCCAAACAGCAGCAATGCAGAGGATACAGGTAGTTTTTACATAGACGTATTGTCAAATGGTTTTAAACCTAGACACAGTTCGGGTAAGTGGAATAGTTCGGGCCATACGTTTATCTACGCCGCATTTGCTGAGCATCCCTTCAAAACCGCCCGTGCGCGGTAATCTTTAATCATCGCCATCACGGTCATGTTTACACTCAACGGTCAGCGCATTCCATACGACAAAGCATGGACGCATCCTGATACGGGTGTGCAGTATCCAGCGAATTGGATGCGCCTGGCCACGCTTGAGGAGAAAGAAGCTATTGGCTTGGTCGAAGAGGCTGACCCTGCAATCGCTGTCTGGGATCAGCGGTTTTATTGGGGCGTAGACAACCCCAAGCAGCTGGATGACGTTACCGATGACGACGGCAACACCACGACTGGCTTGAAAACGCTGTGGAAAAACAAACAAAACGAGACTGCCGCAAGCTTGCTCGCCCCATCTGATTGGCGCGTTGTCAAAGAGCTTGAGGTCAACAGCAGCTTTAGTGCCGCTAAAACAGCGTTTCCA